TCCTAAAGAAGCAGAAATTATTTGTCTTGTAAAAGATAAAGAACTTACTAAAAAATATAAAGTTACTTTTGAACAAGTGAAAGAAGCATATCCTGATATAGTATGGGGTGATCGTACATGACAACCAAAACTGAAGAAAAGAAACAGGAACTAGAAAGAAATGCTAAGTTTGATCCTGCTGATTACTCCTGTGAAATTCTTTTAGAAAAAACCACAATGGATAAAGCAAGGGATCCCAAATATCCGAGTGATGCTTTTTATGTTCAATATAATAAAGATGGTAAGACTCTTTTAGATTTAACTCGATCTTCTAAGATGGTTAATATTTTTGATTTATACTGTGATCGTTATGGTAAGAATGCTGTTCAAAGTATTGAGTATGGCCATGGATCTATAAATCCAAACATGTGGGGTTATCAAACTAAAGAAAAAAAACCAAAGAGAAAAAGATGAAAGATGAAGAACTCAGGAAACAAATAAACGAACTCATTCGAGATGAAATTCAAGATGTAATTAATGATTATGTTGATGAAAAAGAAGAGAGTAGTAAAGGTGGCTTGGGTTTTGTCAACAATGAAGATGATAAGTTAACTGTTAACATAAGTAACGATGAAGTCGATAGACTTATCAAAGAATATAAAAAGATAAAGAAGAACCAAAAATCTAATTTCTCACAGATAAAAAAACTTGGTTTAGTTGATAAACACGGAAACCCATTAAATGTTAAGCACTAATTACCGTAATCGAATAGTCGATATCTGTTGCCGAATGATGTCAACAGATGGAGAAGTTCCTCTAGATGATAGAATCTGGATGAATAAATTATGTGAAAAGAATTTGCATGCAAGAGAACTAGCAGGAGCATTACTTTGCCCTGATAAACTAGGGTAAACCCCCTAAATTAGGGTAAATTGTAACACATGTTACACAACTGCTTGCCTATATAGGCTGAATGTGTTAATATAAACACATCGTTCATCCTATGATAGAATTTGCACTACTAGCATCACTCCTCGCTGATCATAACGCTTCCCATTGGGAGATGTCATGTGCAGAGTGGAATAATAATAGGATTGAGATACTCAGTGATGGGAATCTTATTCCTGATGCAAAGGAGTACCTTATAGATTACTTCCGAACGAAAGTATCGGATGATAATTGTCAAACATTTATCATAGGACGCAAGTAAGCCGACTCGGAACGGGTTCGTTCATCCTTATCTCATGATTGAAACTTTAATTGCTGCATCAAGTGCTGTCACTACTATGGTTACAGTATCATGTACAGATATTAATACTCTTGTTGATCGTGCTAAAGTCTATCCTGACCTTAGTGTAGAAGAAAGACAGGAAATTATTGATTTGTATTATGATTTTGGTGAAAAGTATGGTTTGAATTGTAGGGACGCAAAAGCCGACTGAAGGAACGGATTTTAAAACGTCCAATTACTTTAGGAGAAACCAAATGGCACAGGTCACATACCGTGGTGTTAAGTATGACACCGATAGAAACAAGACACAGCAAACTAGCAAGGTCGATCTAACTTACCGTGGTGTAAGAGTAGAAAAAGAACTTACAAGTGTTAAATGATTGAAGTTTTAGAAATTTTGGCAGCGTCTGCTTTATTTCTTACAATCATAAATGCTGAAGTTCAGTTTCTATACGGAAAATAAAACAGAGGGGGTTTACACCCCTCTTTTTTTATACTATAATTAAAAAAAACATCACATGGACAAAGGAAAACTAAAAGAAATTATTACTAGTTTAAAATTAATTGTTGAATCTTTAGAGTCTGAAGTTATGTCTGACACAGAATCTTATCTATCACACGATAAGTATGAAGTGATAAAAAAAGAATTAGATTATGATGAAATATTTGAGGACGATGAATAAACTACCAAACCCTTGAGTGGGTCTAAATAACTTTACAAAACTCAAACACATATGCCTACGTATCCTGTAATTAATTTAGAAACTAAAGAAAAAAAAGAACTCTCTATGACGATGAAACAGTATGACCAGTGGAGAAAAGATAATCCCGGTTGGGATAAGGACTGGCAAGCTGGTTGTGCTAGTGCCACTGAAATTTTTCGTTGGACTGGAGAAGCAAAATCTAGTGGATGGAATGAGGTTCTAGACAGAGCATCTAAACAACCCGGTGCCACAGTTCGCAAGAACAGAGATTATAGTTTCTAATTTTTCACATGCCAATAAAACAAAAAAGAAAACCACCAATAGGTGCAGGATTATCAGTAAAACAAATGAAAAGAAAGAAACCAATTAATATAGATCTACTAAGAGATGTTCAACCTCTAACACCAAATCAAGAAAAGTTATTTCAATCTTATGACAATAATCAAAACTTGATAGCATACGGTTGTGCAGGTACAGGAAAGACCTTTGTAACACTCTATAAGGCACTTAAAGATGTCTTAGATGAAAAGACACCTTATGAGAAAATATACATCGTCAGATCGCTTGTAGCGACCAGAGAGATTGGATTTCTTCCGGGTGATCATGAAGATAAATCTTCTCTATATCAGATACCATATAAGAATATGGTTAAGTATATGTTTGAGATGCCAACAGAGGCTGATTTTGAGATGCTCTATGGAAATTTAAAAACTCAAGGAACAATTTCTTTTTGGAGCACATCATTCTTACGTGGAACAACTTTAGATAAAGCAATTGTAATCGTTGATGAGTTTCAAAATTTAAACTTCCATGAGTTGGATAGTATAATGACAAGAGTAGGTCAGAACTCTAAAATTATGTTCTGCGGAGACGCTACTCAAACAGATCTTATTAAAACTAATGATCGTAATGGTGTTATAGATTTCATGAACATCTTGCGTATTATGTCTTCTATTGATATAATAGAGTTTAGTATAGAAGATATTGTCAGATCAGGACTTGTAAAAGAATACTTACTGGCAAAAATGGAAGCGAGTTTATGAATTTTAAGCATTGTAATTACTTAGGTGACCTTGAATTAAAAAAGAAAGATACTCCCGGTTGTAGACTGTATGAGTTACCTGATGGCCAATGGGTTCCTTCCATTACATCGGTAACTTCTTTTTATAATCGTCAGATCTTTATCGAGTGGAGAAAAAGAATTGGTGAAGAGAAAGCAAATAATATTACGAGAAAAGCAACCTCTCGTGGAACTGATTTTCATGAGGCAGCACAGGCATATCTAGAAAACAAAGAACTGAATTGGGATGACTATTTACCTGCAACACAGTTCATGTTTTATCATGCAGCACCATATCTAGACAAGATAAATAATATACACGCTATAGAAAGAACTCTTTACTCTGAGTACCTTGGTCTTGCAGGTAGAGTTGATTGTATAGCGGAGTATGAGGGAGAGTTAGCAGTTATAGACTTTAAAACCTCAGACAAGATTAAACCAGAAGAATGGTTAGAAAATTATTTTGTACAAGAAACCTTTTATGCTGCTGCATACTATGAGTTAACAAAGATCCCTGTAAAGAAACTGATCACCATAATGGTAACACCTAGTGGTGAGGTCAAAATATTTGACAAAAGGAACAAAGGGGATTATATTAAGCTGTTAGTTAGGTATATAAAAGAATTTGTATCTCACAATACTGGGTCGTAAAATGGAGAAGGATGAACTAACGAAAGTGATGGAGAGTAAATTCTTCTGCCCTGCTCGTTTTGCCGAAGAAATAGAAACACTTGTTTTAGAAAATAAGGACATGAATTACATAGATGCTATCGTTCATTTTTGTGAACAGAATAGCATTGATGTAGAGTCAGTTCCAAAATTAATATCTAAACCATTAAAAGAAAAACTTAAGTATGAAGCACAACAATTAAACTTCATGAAAAAAACATCTCGTGCTAAGTTGCCATTATGAGTGATGTATTAACCATGCAAAAATTGCAAGATGGTTGTCCTGTTATGGTTGCAAAAATTCCAGAACAAATTTTGACAGAGATTGATCTCTGGGTAGAAGAAAGTAAAGGACTTAAAAATAATCCTTTAGCATCACTAAAAGCACATGAAAATGTTGGTTACAAAGCCATGGACGGTAAAGCACATAATTCATATCAGTGTTCTATTTCTCCTCATCTCATTGAACAATCTTTTTGGTTAGCATGGGTTTTGAAATTAACCTCAAAGTATTGGGGTATGGGAAAACATAATCGTAAATTTAAATTAAGAAAGTGGGATGGTCACTTTGATGGGTATGATATTTGGACTAACTTTGCATATAAAGGAGATGATAATCCGCAACATAATCATGCAGGTATGCTCTCAGGTGTGATATACTATAAAAATCATAATCACCCTACAATATTTGATGAATATAATGTTGGTTACACAGGATTTGACGGAACAATGGTTATGTTTCCAGCACAAGTTTTACATCATGTAGAAAAACAAGTTGTTGACACTGAGAGAATTACTCTCGCTTTTAATATCACAGAAAATGATGCCCTTTGATGCCTACCGTTGTTACCTCTCTTTAAAAAATCACTTTACTAAAGATCATTATGATTATCTAAAATATCGTGGTAAAACTAGAGCAACAGTTCAAGCCTTTTATAAGAGAAAAGATAGATTCTGGTTTGAAAAGTTTTCAAGACAAAAAAATGATAAAGAAGTAGAAGAATTTTTTGTATCTAATTTTATATACTCAACTGATCCCGGAACAATGTGGATAGGTGAGATGATAAAAGAGGGAGAGGGTAGATATACAGAGTGGAAAAAGAAAATACAATCACTATCATATATTTTTAAAGAAGAGACACATGATCTTTTTACAGATAGAAAAGTTGATGAAGTGTTTGATTGTACGAAAGGACATCCACCTATTCTCCGAAATTATTTAAGTGGGAAAACCTCACTTGAAACTTTGGTAATATGTGATAGAATATTTGAGTATGGAAAAGAGTTTGATCAAAAACTAAATGACCCAGTGTGGGAAACCGTTAGTTTGAAGATAAAAAAATATTCTCCTTTCCTAAATATAAATGTACCTCGTTATAAAAAAATCTTAAAAGAGATAGTCCTATGAGTTTTTTCGATTCAGAAGTTGTCCGTGCTGAAATGGCAGAGATTGCAGAACTTCAAGAAGAAGTTTATCCCAATGTCTTTAAGTTTCCTAGCATGACCATAGAAGATCAACGTTATCACATTGATCTCTTAGAAAAACTTTGCGAAAAACAAAAAGTTCTATATGCTCGTTTAAGTTTATCCGATGACCCAGAGGCAAAACAAATGAAGGATAATATTCAGTCTGGTGCAAAACAGATGGGACTTCCTAAAAATGTTGATGTCCAAGTCTTGTTTAAACAAATGAGTGAGATGGTGAATCTTATGAAAGATACACTTGACTATCAATAAATTTGTCCTATAATAGGTACACACAAGCCAAATCTAATTAATCTAAAAAATCTTATGTCTTTTTCAGATCTAAAAAAACAATCCAAACTCGGTTCTTTAACATCTAAACTTGTTAAGGAAGTTGAGAAAATGAATAATGCTGGTGGTGGAGGTGCTGATGAGCGTCTCTGGAAACCAGAGGTTGATAAAACCGGTAATGGATATGCCGTAATTCGTTTCTTACCTTCTCCAGAAGGTGAAGATATTCCATGGGCAAAGATGTATTCACACGCATTTCAAGGCCCCGGTGGTTGGTATATTGAAAATTCTTTAACCACAACTGGTGGTAAAGATCCTGTTTCAGAATACAATCGTGAACTCTGGAACAGTGGTAATGAATCCGATAAGGATACTGTTCGTAAGCAAAAACGTAAGTTGTCTTACTATGCAAATATCTACGTTGTAAAAGATCCATCTAATCCTCAGAATGAGGGTGGTGTATTTCTTTACAAGTTCGGAAAGAAAATCTTTGATAAGATTATGGAGTCAATGCAACCAGAGTTTGAGGATGAATCACCAATCAATCCTTTTGATTTCTGGCAAGGTGCAAACTTCAAATTAAAGATCGTCAAGAAAGATGGATACTGGAACTATGATAAGTCAGAGTTCGACACAGTAGCACCACTACTTGAAGATGATGATGCGTTAGAAGCAATATGGAAGAAGCAATTCTCTCTTGCTGCTGTAACTGCTCCTGATCAGTTTAAGTCTTATGATGATCTTTCAAAACGTTTGAAGTATGTCTTGGGTCAAAGACCTCCTGCTCGTATAGCAGATGAGGATCTTGAGGATTTAAGTGAAGGTAAAAATTACACACCTGACTTTAGTTCTCGTAAAGAACCAGTTGCTGCTACAACATCTGCTAGTTCAGATGAGGATGATGCACTATCATACTTTCAAAAACTTGCAGAAGAGTAGTTATTGATATAGTCTTATATTATCTGCTCTCTTTAAGGTTTCATCCACATACTGGGTGGAACCTTTTTTATATGTCATAATTTCTTCGAGATCATCTGTGACCAAGTTTAGGTATCTTACTTTCAATAAAAATATATTTCTTTTTGCATCTTCTATCTTCTCTTCATATTGATAGTTGGTGACCTCTGTAACTAGATTTGCGGTTGCAACTGTTTTTTGTTCCTTCAACCACCAATCATAGTAAGAGAAAGTAAAATCAGATTCAACTTCTAATCCTTTTTCTAACATCACTACTCCTTTACTGTTCTTAACTTCTAAAGTTTCATGATGATGAGTAGATTCTAGATTTGCATATGTGCCATACTTATCTAAAAGAAATCTATCAAAATCTCTTTGAGTCATGGGCCATTCTGTTTGAATATTAATTATGTTATTAGATGTTAAAACTAACCAATCTAAAGAAGAGTCTTGATAAAAATCTTCAGCAACATTATCCGGTCTATCATCTCCTTTGATTTGATATTTTTGGAAGGTTGCTAAACTTTGAAATATGTCAGGTCTTAATTTTGCTTTCTTAAAGAAATTTTTTACAGCAATATAATCTGATATTTTTGCATCTGGAAGACGACTTACATATTCAAAATCTGGAACTTGTTTAAAATAATTTGACATTTTAGAAACCTATCTCTGCTAAATCTTTATCACCGTAGTCATCATTAAATACTGGTTCAAGTTCAGTGAACGTCATTGATATATTATATTGTGTCATTACACCATCACTAAAAGTTGAATAGTTTCCTGTAGGAGTATATTGAACACCAAAAGATTGTAATGCACACTCTTTAAATTTGTTTATGAATGGATGTTCTCTACTTCTTCTTCCTTCTCTAAGTAAATATTGAAGTTGAAAAGTATGTGGTGATTTTAAAAATAAATTTGATTTACTTCTAATTGGTGACATCCCTTGTTTAAAGAATCTAATAATTTTCATTACCACTTCTGCCTCTTTTGGATCTCTTGGAGACAAAGAGAAGTTAAAATTAAATGGACGTAAAGTGGGTGCTTGGAATAGTAAATCTAAGTTTGGATTTAAAATTGCACCAGTGGTTCTTGTTAATAAACCTTGTTGACCTGATGCCATTCCAGCAAGAGTATTTGCAAGGGCTGTTGATGCTTCACCGGAATTACCTGCTACCTTTTGAGCAGAATTTAAAAGACTGTCAACACCTTCTCCGGGGCCTTTTGTTATCGCATCTAATGCTGCTTGTGCTATTGCTGCTTGCACTGCACTCATACTATTACCACCCCATGACACTGCTTGAGCATCTCCGATACCAGCAGGTATGGGTAGAATCACACTTCCAATACTTCTTCCTTTTGTTTCTCTATCTTCAAAACCAAATTGTTCTTGATCAAATTTCTTTGGAACATATTTCATCATGTTGAATTTTAGCACGTCTTGTCCCGGATCTATGCTTGTTGGAAATACATGATTACCAAACTTATTTCTTGTTCCTGCTCTATCTTCTCCAAGACTTCCTATTGTATCCGATTGCAATTCACTTAATCCACTAGCAAAGTCTTCCGCAGTTCCACTTTTACCATCTAATAAAATTTTTGTTTCAGCGTCAGTGAGATCTGATTCTTGTTGAACTATATCTGACGCATGATTTACTATACTTCCGTCTGCAATACCCGCTTCAACAAACGCTCTATCATTTTCGTTTGCACCACCCCACCAGTTGTCATTAAAATCTACTGACCCATCTGGACTTATTGTTCCTACTCTTTTATCTACACCAAATTCTTCATTGTAAACTTCTATCTCACCAGTCTTTTCATTGACTAAAGTGAAATATGCTTCATTAGTTTTTGGATCACTGAATCTATTTTCTACGTCGTCAGATCCGTAGTATCCGTCTTTGGTAGTCATTTAAATGGACTTTTTATCTATTTATGAGAAATTTACCATACTGTAACGAAAGCAAGTCATCTAACTCCTGAGATCGAACTGCATACAACTGACCAACAACCTCACCCCATGTGTAATTACGAGGACTTTGCCAATGAAAATTGATTCCCCTGAATCCCCACCTGAATATATCTGTGCAAGCGATCAAAGGTTGTTGGTCATACTGTATATTAGGAGTCTTAGGTTGATATATGAAAGTATAAAAGTTTCCAACATCAGGAACTGGTGTCACAGTATCATTAAAAACATCCATAATAGTCATCATAATATCTTCAACGTCTGTAGTATTCTCCTCTTCTAGTCTTTCTTTGAGTCTTTCAACTCTTGATAAAGGTTTCTGATATTCTTTTTGATTTAATGGAACAGGTTTACCAGTAAATTGGCCAGGTTTTGTTGGATTTCTGGCATCAATATCTGCTTTAATTTTAGCGAGGGCACTTGGATCACTAGCAGGGTTTTCTTTTTGCCAACTAAATTCTCTATCAGCCACTATCTGATACCTAATTCTTTTTCTGTTATAATCTTAAATTCAATTTTTCTATCGGCACACCACTCCTGTGCTGCTTTCCACTTTGCTGTATTCACTGCATAAGTTTTACATTCGTAGATATATGATTTAGTCACTCTCTTTTTTTTCTGTGGTGGTTTAGTTTGCTTGTCAGGTTTAACCTCAACAACATAAGTTTTGATGTGTCCTGTGCTCTCCTTTACTTTAATAATAAAGTCTGGAAAGTAACGATGAACTCTCTTATCAACAGGAGACTTATATGGAATCCAAAA